CCAACGTAGATTCGCTTACTGGATTCTTTGGCTAATGCCAAGTCGTAACAAGAAAAATTTCCGCTCCACAAAGTCTGGAGCGGGAATGACCAAGGCTGGTGTGGCGGCGTACCGCCGCGCCAACCCCGGGTCAAAGCTAAAGACCGCTGTCACTGGTAAAGTAAAAAAAGGGTCAAAAGCTGCTAAACGTCGCTCGTCATACTGTAGCCGTTCAAAAGGCCAGATGAAGATGCATAACATTAATTGTAGCAAAACACCCAAAAAACGTATTTGCGCTGCACGGCGGAGATGGAAATGTTAAACATAATTGTTACAGCCATACTGGCTTTTGTAGCTTGGATTGCAATGTCAATTGTAGATTTGAAAACAGAGACGGCTGTAATAAATCAGAAGGTCAGTGAAAACCACAAGATGTTAAGTGTCTTGTGGGATGATTTCTTGGAGAAGAAGAATGACAATCTCGCGTGGATCAATGGCAAAGCAAACTAGCAAAGGGGGCTCGAAGGATGCCTGTTACTCGAAAGTTAAGCGACGATATAAGGTCTTCCCGTCGGCGTATGCAAGCGGGGCAATCGCCAAATGTCGTAAAGTTGGCGCGGCAAACTGGGGAAATAGCAAGAAGAAAGCAAAAGGAGGAACATACAAGTACCGCACAACCAAATTATATTGATAGCGGCACTATTGTTTTAAGACCGTGATTGAGTTTGTGTTGTTTGTGTATTTAAACGGTAGTTTGATAGATAAGACACAAAAATTTAAGGACATGGACAGATGTTTATATTTTTCGTCCAGACTTTCAGAACAACCCCCTGTTCCTACGGGAGAGGGAAAAAGATTGAAGATGCATGCAATTTGTAAACCTGTACCAAAGAGATAGTTATGGAACCAATATCAACGGCCTTGGCTGGTATAGCCTTAGTTAAAAGTGCCGTTGATGGTATAAAAAGTGCCATTGGCACAGCGAATGACATAGGAGATATTGCAAGTCAGATAGATGCTTTGTTCGCGGGTCAAAAACAGGTAAACGAAGCTAGAAATAAAAAGTCTGGCGTTGGTCTAACAGATCAGTTTGGTGTAGAGTCCGTAGCTCGTGAGGTTATTGATGCCAGAATAGCGGCAGAAAAGTTACAAGAAGTAGCCACTATGGTGGATATGCGTTTTGGTCCGGGCACATGGAAGGGTATTTTGGAAGAGAGGCAGAAGAGGATACAGGAAGCCAAAGAAGCGGCGATGAAAGCTAGAAGAGAAGCTATTCTTCGACAAGAAGAAATAATGGAAAACGTAAAGATGGCTCTTCTTCTGATCTTTGTTATTGTTGTTGGTGTTGGAGCGTTCATTCTATTGATGGTTTCTGCTGCAAGTTCTATGAGCGTAAAACATGGCTATTAGAAAGACAAAAAAAGGTGCGGCTCTCAAGCGGTGGTTCAAAGAAGAATGGAAGGATGTTCGCACGGGCAAAGCGTGTGGGCGTGGCAAGGGTGAAAAACGGGGTACTCCATATTGCCGCCCCAGTAAGAGGGTGTCTTCTAAAACGCCCAAAACCTCCAAAGAAATGACAGCAGCAGAAAAACGTAGTAGAATATCGCAGAAAAAACGATTAGGACAACCAGCGGGTAAACCTCGTAGAGTTAAATCTTTAAGAAGGAAAAAATAATGGCTCTTTCAGGATCCAGAAACTTCGAGCTAAACGTCGCTGAAATTATAGAAGAGGCGTATGAGAGGTGCGGGTTAGAGGCTCGTACTGGTTACGATTTTAAGACGGCAAGACGTTCTCTTAACTTAATGTTCGCTGACTGGGCTAACAGAGGTCTTAACCTGTGGACAGTTAAACAGGGCACACAAGCTTTGACATCTGGCACAGCCACATACACATTTACCGCAGATTATACAGATTTACTAGAAGTAGTAATACGCCGCAGTGGCACAGACTTTGAGTTGTCACGGATGTCAAGAGGTGATTATTTAACTCTCCCCACAAAAACAACAGAAGGCCGTCCGAGTCAGTATTACTACAACCGTCAAACATTGCCGCAGGTAATACTATGGCCTACCCCGGATAAATCTACAGACACCTTAGTTTATTATTATGTGCAGCGAATGGATGATGCCGATACTTTGGTAAACACAGCAGACGCTCCGTTTCGTTTCTACCCTTGTATGGTAGCTGGTTTAGCCTACTATATAGCTATGAAAAAAGCTCCCGATAGAATTCAACTTTTAAAGGCTGTGTATGAGGAAGAATTCCAACGTGCAGCAGATGAGGACGAGGACAGGGTGCCGCTGAAACTTCAGCCAAGTATTCAATATCTTCGGGTTAATTAATGGCAAGACATGCATCTGGTAAAAGGGCTTGGGGTCTTTCGGATCGTTCCGGGTTTCGGTATCGCCTTGCAGAAATGATTGTTGAGTGGAATGGTCTCAAGGTTGGTCCAGACGAGTATGAGATTAAACATCCACAATTAAATCCTCGCAGGGTAGGCCCTGACCCTCAAGCTTTGTTTCAACCTAGACCAGATACTGCTACTGAAGAGGCTGGTCAAGTTCTCTTAATGATGAACCCTTTTCAATCAGGTAGCGCTGGTTCTTCTGTAATTACTGTGTTCGAGCCTTCTCATGGTCGAAGCACATCTAATGTTGTTATCTTTCGTAAAACACAAGCATTCGACGGTTTTTCAAAAACCGCTTTAGAACTAGCTGCGGGGTATACAATCACTGTTGTTGATGCCAACTCGTATACAATCACAATCACTGGCGAAACGGCGGCCACTGGCGGCATAAGAGGTGGCGGTGGCGTTGCAACTGCTGAAGCTGGTGTAGCAACAACATCATCGACGTTTGATTCGATAAGTGTTACATTCGATTCGGCAAGCAAGACTTTTGACGAGGCTTAAATGGCAAAACAAGCAGTAGGAATTGGAACAACAGCGAATGACGGAACGGGTGATACCCTTCGTGCAGGCGCAGATAAGATAAACGACAACTTCGATGAGATCTACAGTGCGTTAGGCAACGGAACCACGCTTACAGATATTATCGACACAAACGGTGTTCTTGACGTAAGTCAAGGCGCGAACAAGATCGTTTTCTATTATGCAGCTTTTAGTGATTTGCCCAGTGCAGCAACATATCATGGAGCTATTGCTCATGTTCATGCACTTGGAGGGATGTATTTTGCCCACGGCGGAGCTTGGCTAAGTTTGAATGATGAGGCAAGTGGTCCTGTAACCAAATACACCGCTGGTGTGAACGGCTCTACCGCGTACACATTTACTGGCCCCGGGGCAACTTCAGGCAATAATCCAAACTTTACCTTCTACAAGGGGCATACATATTTGATTGACAATACAGCTAATGTATCAAGCCATCCTTTGCAAATCAGGACATCTAATGGCGGGTCTGCTTTTACAGCAGGGGTGACAGATAACTACAATTCTACCACCGGGTTGACGCAGTTTATTGTCCCGCATGAACCAAGCGATACATCTTTGGTGTATCAGTGTACTAACCATAGCGGTATGGTCGGCAATATAACAATAGTATAGTGAGCAAGTGACATGTCATTTACATACACAGAGCTACAAGACGCGATAAAGAATTTTACAGAGAATGAGGAAACTTCTTTTGTAACTAATCTGCCTGTGTTTATTCGTGGTGCGGAAGACCGTATCTCTACACTGGTTGATTTAGAGCTATTCAGAAAGAATGCTACATCACAACTTACAGCTAGTGACCCTTATCTAAATGTGCCTACCGATTATTTAGCACCTTTTTCTTTTCAAATCACAACAGCTAATTATAAAGCGTTTTTAGACTTCAAAGATGTAAACTTTGTTCAACGGTATTCAATAGATTATGGAAGCAATGCTGTCCCAAAATACTATGGTATTTTTGATGTAGATAATTTTATTGTGGGTCCTACACCGGATCAGACGTATACAGTAGAGCTTCATTATTACTACAGGCCAGCCAGTATTACGGCTGGGGCGGGTTCAGGTAATACTTGGCTCAGTACTAATGCCCCGAATGCCCTTCTTTACGGTTCACTTGTAGAAGCGTATACTTACATGAAGGGTGAACAGGACATGATGCAACTGTATGAGCAAAGGTTCATGCAGGAAATACAACGACTAAAAGATTTGGCTGAAGCTAGAGAGAATAGTGATGCCTACAGGAGAGGTCTACCTGATAGGCCACGCACTTAAACAGGAGTAAGAACGATGGCAACATCAAAAGCAGCAACCAATTACCTAGAGAGAAGGGTTCTTGACTTCATATT